CCCTGCGCCTGGGTCGGGCCGGCGCCGGTCTGGTTCTCCACCGGCTGCCTCGCACCCTCCATGATAGTATCCAGCTCTTGGATGTACGCATCGTAATCCTGGAACGCCCCGGAAAATTGCGCACGGGCGTTCTCCGGGTCTGCCTTGTAGTAGCCCCAGACCAGAGCATTGAGTTCGTCATAAGCAATTGCGGCTTCTTCTGGGGTGAGATCCATGATGCTTTTCCCCGCAAACCTAGCGTCAACTACAAGATCGAGCAAGTCCATCGCCGTTTCACTGGAGCGATTCAAAAGGCGGGATTCATCAGATAAAAATCCATGATATGCCTCGTTATCCTGCTGCCGAAGCATGTGAACAGACTCATGGTACCCAACTGCATCCGCTAGTTCTGCCGGGACAGCGTCAGAAATATAGATTTTCCCTCCGTTTGTTACAGCCCACGCATTGGGGTTCCTAGCCTTTAATGCGGCGTCATCCACAATGAACACATCGCTGGAATACTGTTTTGCGCGAGAAGCCGCGCTTTGTGCCTGTGCAGACGGGGTTCTGATTATGTGTCCTTGGGCCCATGCTTCTGGCTGTTGTACTCGTCTGCCTTCCTCCAGAACTCCGCCCATTCTTCCTCGGTATGCTTCTTCGGAGCCGGGAGTTTCCGCCTGTAAAGAAGCTCCATGTACTCCTTCAAGGGAGGCAGATGTTTCTTTTCCTCGCTCATAGGTCACCCCTCCTGTTTCGGTCTGATTGCCTCCATCATAGCCCGCCTCGGACGGATTGTCAACGGCGCTGCGCTGGTAGACGGGGGAACCGGGCAGATAGGCCCGCTTCCCGGCCAGCGCCTCCTCCCCGGTGGGGAGCATTGTGGCGAGCGGATTGTCCGCCACATCCCGGTAAGCGGGCGTACTCAACCGTTCTCCGGCCCTAGCCGCGATCTCCGCATTGGAACCAATGCTGCGCCGGGTGGAATAGATATCCGAGATTGTCCCCGGCAGCTCCAGGCCGCCCTGGAGCACTCCGGCGGCCACCGCTCCCATGAGCGCGCTCTGCGCAATCTCCTCCGGCGTGGCGTTGGGGGCGTCCGGGTCATAAATGGCCCGCTGCAAATAGGGAGTGAGAACAGTGGAAAGCGCCTCCTCGCCGCCCTCGCCTGCGATATCCAGGGCCCGGCTGACCAGGGGGCTTGCTTTGACTGCCTCGGCAATCTTCCCCACCTTGCCACCGCCCAGGCCGGGAATACCGCCCGCGATGCCTTCAATGGCGGTCTCCAGGGCTCCAGAGGCCGCGCCGAAGGCCAGCGCCTGCCCGGTGTCCGCCCCCTCCGCCTTGGCCTGGCTGGCCGCGTTGCCCGCCGCCTGGATGCCGAACAGTGCCCGGCCCACGTTCTCCCCGCGGGAAAGCGCCTGGGCGGCGTTGAGCCCCTTCCCTGCTGCGGACACGGCCTTGGACGCGCCGATACCGGGGAGCATCTGCACGATAGTCTGTCCGATGCCCGTCACGTTCTGCGCACCCTGGCTGGGGTGGTACTTCTCCACTAGTTTCTGCTCCAGGTCTTGCGTTATACTATTATCCAAAAAAGCATCGGCGTTCCGCCCGGCCCACTCCGATACAGAGTTAGGGGCTAACCCACCTAGAGAAGTGACCCCCTGCACCCCCTTATAGAAGCCGCTGCCGATGAAGTCTGTAACCCCTTCCGCCGCCCCCAAAAGAGCAGTACCAGCCCGTCCCCATGCGTACGGGCTAATGAGTTCATCCGGAGAAGAAGGCAAAATGCTGAGTCCTTCAAAAAATCCACTTTTAGCCGGGGTGGTCAAGGGGTTTGCGCTCTCTTTCGCCTTTGGGAGAGTAAGCTTCTTCCCCTTGCTCTCAGGCAGCGCGGCGGGCGGGACGGATTTTACCGTCCGCTGCGCCGGAGCGGGCCCCGCGCCGCCTGCGGCACTCTCCGTCTCCTGACTTTGCCCAATTTGGCGCAGATGATTCAGCCTTTCATATACAGACGCTTCGCTGCTTTCCCCGCGCAGGCGGTTCAACCGCTCCTGGATACTCGCCATATTCCAGCCTCCTTATACTCCGAGCACCCCAAGGAGATAGCTCGCATCCTGTTCCGTGATGCTTCCATTTCTCAGGGCTGTTTCAATCCGGTCTGCAAATACCTCGGCAACATTGGAAGATGTGCCCGGATTCACATGCTGATAACTGTTGAGGATGCTCTGTGCGGCCGGGGAAAGTGTTACATCGCCATTACCGCGGTTCCCTTGGCCTGTTTTACCAGATATCTTGTTGGAAATATCAACTGCCGCATTGATGGCCGCATCAATAGCGGCTTGGTCTATTCCGCCGGTCTCCGTTCTTTTGTCGTCGTTGATCGGCTTTCCTCCTTTTGTGCCTCCGTTCCCACTGTTTCCTCCAGAACTTCTGCGGCCAGTTCCACCTCCAACGGTATTACCGGCGGAAAGTTGCTGTCGGTAATACTGGCTCAAATAGTTGGCGTATTCCTGGGAGTATCCGGCCTGCTGTAGAAGCGCAGCACTAGGCATATTTCCAGTTTGCAGGATGTTGTCCACCTGCGCCTGTGCCAGCGCCTGCAGCTCTGCCTGCTGCTGGAGGGCCGTTGGGTTGTTGTCCGTGTTGATGCCCATGTTATTGAGGTAGGAGTAATCCCCGTACTGACCCGCCAGAATGGCGTTGTTCAGTTCATTCTCCCGCCTCAGATTTTGCGCGTCCAACTCGTCCAGGAACTGCCCGTAGCTGAAATTGCGGTCGGTGTTGTACTGGTTGAGCTGGTTAAGGTATTTGTCGTAGTCGCTCTGCTCCGCCCCCTGGACAACCCCCAGGTTGCTCAAATCCATGTTGTAGTCGTTCAGATACTGGTTGTAGGCCAGTTGGTAGAGGTCGGGAATCTTGTCGGTCAACTGGGCCGCGTAGTAGTTGGACGCCTGGTTGGCGGCGGCGTTGGCATAGGAAGAGGGGATTCCGCCGGAGGCGGAGGCCGCGGCGCCCAGGGCGTCCGCCGTGGCCCGCTGGCCCTCCCTGGTGTACTGCTTGCGGTAGTTCTGGTAGAGGGGGTCGGTGGCCGGGTCGTAGGAGAAGTCCGGCCGATCCAGAAGCCCCGCGATCAAATCCTGTATGGTGTCGTCATAGCGGCTTTCATAGGTGGGGGCCGCCTCATACTCGAAGTTCCGGGGCGACATGGGGTCAAGGACAAAGCTGCCGCCATTCCCGCCCCCGGTGTATCCACCCCAGGAGCTGCGCAGGGCGTCCGCCTGCCGGTGGGCCGCGGCCCTCGCTTCGTCGGTGGTAGCGTTCTTGTAGTCCTGCTTGGTTTTCAGGATGGACATGCCGAAATCCGGGTTCTGCTGGGCCATCGAAAGGTCGGCCTGGGAGAACTGGCCCCAAAGCCCGCTGTCCTGCGCCGACTTCCGGAACTGGTCATAGGTATATCTGCTTTTTGCCATAGGGTTCTCCTTTCTTATTGCCGCCCTCTGGTGCTTTTCAATTCGCTGCCGGAATAGCTCTCCCGCACCAGGGAATAGAGCCGCCACCCGCCGGTGCCGGAAAAGCGGATGCGGAAGTGGTCGCTTCTGCGGGGGATGATGGGCAGGTAGAAGCTCCGCTTCACCGTGGCGGAGAGGGTGGTCACCTCCCGCCACTCCCCGTCGCTGTCAAACTGCATTTCGATTTTGACCGACGCCCCGGCGTCCAGCTCCATGCGCACCTGGAGCTTGGCGGTGCCCTTTTTGTTGGCGTCGCCCTCGGTAAAGTCAGCAAACTCCGCCATGCTCTCCACCGCGCCCTCCGGCGTTGCGTCCTCCGGTACGGTGCGGGTGTTCCCGTTGAGCCACAGCCTGCCGTCCGCCCCCAGGAAGTACAGCTCCGTGTCCCACCCGAAGCCCACGGCCTCCAGGCTGTCCTCCTTGTGCCACACGCCCTTTGGGGTGTCGTAGACAAAGAGGGTGTGCGCGCCTGTGCCGTCCTCCAGGGAGACGTAATACTTCACCCCGTCGCTGCCCGCCACGCCGTTGCGGTAGCGGTCTGTCCCGAAGGGGGCGGCGACGCTCTGCGGGATACCGCCGGAGTAGGCCACCACCCCCACCCGGCTCAGATAGTACAGCGTCTCCCCCGCAATGGCGAGACTGGCATGGCTGCCCGCCTCCACCCCCAGGGACGCGCTGCTCATTACCTGGAAGTTGCTGGGCTTGTCCCCGTAGACCTTGTAGATCTGTTCCTCCTTGAAGAACACCGGGTAGCCCCGGTAGGCAAAGCACCCGGTAAAGTCCCCGGCGCTGCCCACGTCCACCGCGTAAGAATCGGTGCTCACCCCGTCGAACACATTCCAGTTGAAGGGATCGCCCAGCTTGGAGGCGTAGATGGTGTCGCCCTTGCAGCCCCACAGTCGGTTCTCGTTCTCGCACAGGAAGTCCAGCTCGGGCACCTCCCGCCTGACCGTCAGCTCCTCCGTGTCGCCGCCCTTGTTGATGGTGAAGGAGTTTTCATAGAATCGCAGATTGTCCCCATCAATCTCCCGGATGACAATGGTCTGGTTGTTGCTCTCGTGGGTCTTTGCCCCGGATATGGTCACCGCGTCCCCCACCTTGAAGATGGAATCCCAGTCGGCCCCGGAGGCGTAGATGGTGTTGGCCTCGGCCTCCTCTTCCGCGTAGGTGCCGTCCTGAATCTTCGCGCTCCCGCTCCAGCCCGCCTCCAGGCTGCCGAACTCCCCCGTCAGGCGGTTGTAATACGCCTTGTCGGGCAGGATGATGATGTAGGCCCCCAGGGCGGCAAACTGCTTGCGCCCGTCCGCAACGTCGCCCTTTTTCTCTCCCCCGGCGTAGAAGACCGTGCCGTCCACCCAGTACAGCCCGTCCTTTGCATACAGGCCGTTGGGCTTTGCCAGGGTCTCCACCAGATACCGGGGCCGCCGTGCGGAGAGCAGCGGGGCGAGGTCGCTGGTCAGGTTCTTCATGTCCCAAAGCGTCCCGTCTCCGGCGGCCAGCCGGTGGTCATAGCCTCCGAAGCGGGTCTGCCCATACTTGCGGATGCCGTCGGCGTGTACCATATCCGGGAGCATGCTCACTCCTCCTTCGCGTCCCCGCCGGGCTCCGTATCGCCGGACTGCTGGGAAGCCATCAGCTCCAGGGCCCGGCGCAGCGCCATCCGGCAGGCCGCGACCACGTCCACCGCGTCGCCCCGCACCGGAAGGGCCGCCAGCAAATTGTAGGCGTTATTGATTTCGTTCCGCGCGTCGTTCATACTTGTGCCTCCTTAGTCAAATTGAATTGAGAGAGTCCATCAGATCCAGGAAAATGCTCGCCCGCATCAGGTCGCCCCTGGCCGGAGCGCGGGGGGTAGAAACGGGCGGGTCCATCGCCCGGATCGCGTAGACCGCGTGCTCCACGATTTCAGCGGTAATCGGGTCTCCGGAATAGGCCCGTTCAAAGGCCCCGTACTCCGGCAGCCCGACATAAAGCCTGAAATCGTTGATTCGGTTACAGAACTGGTTCCACTCATAGGCGGAGATCCGCACCGGACGCCCGGCCTGGATCACAGAAGACCAGTCCCAGTCGTCCGGCCTCTGCGCCGCCGGGCTTTCCACCGTAACCGTACCGGAACCGGCCGGCCAGTACGTTCCATCCTTAACCCGCGTGTAGCCCCAAAAATCGTAGGTACCGGGGTCGTAGCCCACCCACCGCCGGGTTGTGGAGGTGGAGCCCCCGGAGGCGGGGGCCCGCACACTGTCCACTACACCTGAAATACTGCTGGATGAGTGCGTAAACTGATACTTTGTGATGCCAGCCTCCACATAGCCGTTGGCCTGGTTAAAGGCAGAGCCCAGCCCCGTAATCCTCCAGCCAAACTCTTCCTCACCGCCGCTCAGACTCAAACTTGCCATACTTCCGCCTCCTATGCGAACACGGCTTCCACGTCCAGCCCGTGCACATTTGCGTTGCTGAAATCGACGCTGCCGCGTACAGTGGTGGACAGAAAATCCCACGTCGCCAAAGCGCCCGCAGGGGAGGAGAAATCGACGTATGGGGCGCTGCCTGCGAAATAGGAAATCTCCAGCATGTGGTATAGACTACCGTTATACTGACCATACATATTGAAGCTGCCGCCGCCCGCCGCCTGCGGGTATACGCTGAACTCATTGGCCTTGATGGTGGGGCTTCGGATCTCCGTGGAATCAATGTAAGTCGATTTGATGTAATTGGGCAGCCGGTTTTTGTCGGCGATATCATAGGCATCCTGCGCGGTCTGCTCCACATGATCGAAGTCGTCCTGCAACCGGGAGCTGAAATCGTTGAATGTGATATGCCCGGACAGGTTCAGGTTTGTGGCGTCAATCTGTCCGCCGTCGATGGTGAGGGTGTCCCCTCTGGCGTTGGTGATGGTCACCCCATTGGGGGCGATGCGCAGGGTTTGGCTTAGACCGGTCTCAAGGTCGCTGACCGACTGCGTGATGCCGTTCACGGTTACCGTGATGCGGGACAGGTCTCCCTCCGCGTTTGTCAACCGCACCTCCAGCGCCTTGGACGACTGCTGCAATGTGGAGACGTTCCCCTCCAGGTCGCTCACCTGGCTGGTCAAACTGGTGGAGGTTTGCTGTAGAACCGAAATGTTTCCCTCCGCATCCGTCATGCGGGAAATCAACTGCTCCGCGGTCACCGTCAGAGAGGACAGGTTTCCCTCCACGTCCTTGAGCTGGATATAAACCGGCTCCGTAATCAGGCCCGCAATCTCCTGAAAGGCGGTGTCGTTGAAGTTTTCCCGCCCAAGATTCGCCATTGAGTAGCGAAGCTGCTCCAGCAGCATGTATAGGTAATCGCTCACCATGCGGAACTTCTCATCCGTGCTCTGGTTCCCCATTAAATCCGGGAAACCGGTGTCAGCATTCAGCAGATTACTCGGCATTTGAACCACCCTCCGTTCTATCCGGCGGCTCTGTGGGCAGTTGTTTCAGGGCCTCCACCAGTTTTGCCGCCATGCCATTCCCACCCAACTCCTTGTAGGCATTGTACATATCCAGCACGTTCTCCATGCCGTAGATCGGGATATAGCGCTGTTCTGAGTAATGGTTGTACTCGGCAATGATTTCGCGTCTTAGCAGAGCCTGTACCCCATTCATAAGGGCATCGCTCTTCTGGTTGTCAGATTTGATGCGCTTCCGTTCTCGGGCCGCCGCAGCCTCGATGATCGCCACCAGAACCACGGCAGCCCCGGAAATCAGTGGGCCTACCCACTCCATGGGCATCAGCCCTCCTTAGTC